GGCCTGACATGGGGTTTGTCACCCCATACCCCGACCCCACCACTGCGCCACAAGGGCTTCGTTCTCGGGGCCCTGTTTGTCTCTCAGAAAGGATGCCTGCAGCGCTAGCCGCCCTGGTTGCCGCTGTTGTGCGGGTGGACGTTGAAGGCCGGGTTTCTGATGCCCAGGGCCTGCGGTATGTCGGACTGTGTGATCTGGCCGGGTAGGTTGGGCTCAGGCTTTGGCATCGGCACAGTGCGCACCTGCTGGCCCGGTGGCTGCATGGGTTGCATTGCTTGCATGGGCTGCATGCGGACCTGCTGCGGGAGCATTTGGGGGCCTTGCTGCGCTGCCTGCTGGCTTTGCTGCTGCCAGTCCACAAAGAAGCCTTGCGCCACGATCTGGAGGCACACAGGGCCACTGACTTGCATCAACGTGGCCTGCTGGGTGTAGCACTTGCAGGTTTTGCCCATGGTGATGCACGCGGCTGGATACGGGGCCACGGTGGGCTTTGTCACTTCGTCGTAGGCCGGGGCCGTGTGGGGGAAGTCTGGCAAGCGTGGTGAGCGCTGTTCAATGTATTGCTCTGGGGTGAGCTTTGCGGCCACTGCCTGCGGTGCTGCTGCGATGGTTTCTGCCTGGCTGGTGGGTTTGGTGGCGGCCTTCGCTTCGGTCTTGGTCAAGAGCTTGGAACCGGCGAGCCAGATCAACAGCGGAATGAGCACGATGCACGCAAGGAAGACCCAGAGCTTTGCGGGCAGCTTCTTTTTGCCGGTGTGCAGGCTGGCGCTTTTGTACCAGCCATAAACCTCCTTGGGGAAGGCTTGCATGCTGACTGTGCCGGTCTTTCCACTGCCGTCTTTTTCGCAATTGGGATTGACGGCTGACCACTCCAACACGCTGACCATATCGACACCGAAGGAACGCTTGAGGTGGCGGTGCCATCCAGGCGGGCCGATCAGGCGGCGCACGAAGCTATCAATGTTCTGCGGGTGCTGGGTGACCATGTAGAAGTCAAAGCCGCGCCTGCGGTGTTCTGCCAGCATCTTGACGGCTTCGGGCACGGTGGAGCCTGCGGGCCTGTTGGGCAGATCGTTATGGGCTTCGTCAATCAGAAAGATCGTGCCGTCTGGCTCTGCTTGCCAGTCCTTGAAGTCAATTTTTTTCCAGCCGTCCAACTCGCCACCGGGCACGGGTTCGAAACGCCCGTTGTGGCAGACAGGGCGGTTTTCTTTGAGCTGGCGTTCACGCACCCACTTGAGGGTGTTCAAGGTCTTTCCTGCGCCATTGGCGCCGCTGATGAGGTACAGCATGGACTACTTGAGCACGAAGCGTTTGAAGGTGTCGGAGGTCAGCCCATCGAGCAGCAAGCGGGCCGCAATGGCACTTGTGACGATGCTGATGGCAACGCCGACTTTCATGATGGAGAGCATGCCGAAGACTTCGGGGGGCAGGCTGGTGAAGCTCTGGATTGCCTGGGTTTTGAGGGCCTCAAGGCTGGCGTTCACGCCGGTGTAGGTAATAACGGCCATGCCGAGAGCAACCAGGACGCGGCCCACGATGGAGCCGACCAGATTTAGCAACATGCCGCCGATGGCAGCGATGAATATTGGCATTGCTTACCCCCTCCCAACGATGCGAATGGCGAGCAGCAAAGACACTGCAACCATGATGTTTCCGATGATTTCCAGGCTTGGGCAAATCTTGCTCATGGGCAGGGTTACCGAGTTGCCGACAACGACGATATTCAAGTCTCGGATGCACTGGCCACCGCCGAAGGCATTGGCCGTGCTGATGCGATTAGCCATGCTTTCCTCTTTGTTGCCGGGCAGGTCTTTGGTCTGCTCACCCTCCTTGCCTTTTTCTTTGTCGTAGAGGTCAGACTCAGCGGTCTTGTTATCAAAAAGCCTGCAAGCGCGCTTGTGTTGCTCCTTGGCAATGGCGCAAAAGATGGCATCACCATCACAAGCGAAACCGTCCATGCATGACCCAAAGAAACCGGATTCACCATCGCCGTCGCCGTCGCCATCACCATTACCGCCACCACCAGGGCCGGTGCCAGGGGGGCCGGGGTTGTAGGTGCCCCAACATTGGCCGTTGATTAGCACGGTGCCCTCAGGGCACTTGCCATCGTCTGGCGGGGCCGGGTCCATGATGCAGGCGTTGCCACTGGGAGCAGGGGAGAAGCCGGGAGGGCATTCGAATTCACCGTCGCCGTCCGGGTCTTCGGGTGGCACAGGCTTGGGCGGGGGAAGCGAGGGGCCAGCGCCGCCGCTGCCACCAGGACCAGAACCAGGGACTTTGCCGGGGCCGTCGCCAGCGCCAGGGCCGGTGCCAGGACCGGTGCCAGGACCCGTCCCAGGACCCGTACCAGGGCCATTGCCACCCCCACCGGGGCCGGTGCCGGGACCACCAGGGCCGGTGCCACCACCACCAGTACCGGGGCCGTTATTGCCACCGTCTGGACCGGTGCCGCCTCCCGGTGTATCGCCACCGTCGCCGCCATTGTTGGGACCCTCGCCACCGGGACCACTGGGGCCATTGCCACCGTTGCCGCCAGTACAGCGTGCGCCCGTATAGCGACCAGGGCCAGAACACTCGGTCTTGCCATCCCAGGTGACGCAAATATCAGGTTTCACGAGCACTAAGCAGTCAGCATCGCACATGTACTCAGGGGTGGAACTGCTGAAGCCGTACCACTCGCCAGCGGGGCCGGGTTTGCACTTTTTGGGGCGACAGGTGCCGTTTACACGCTCCTGCCCCTCAGGGCACGGTGGTTCTTTGACGCAGACGCCATTGACGCGCACCTCATCGGGATTGCACTTGTCAGGAACGCAGGCGCCGCCTTCTTCATGCTGGCCTTCGGGGCATGGGTTCTTGGGCTTGCACTGGCCGTCTTTTTCCTCAAAGCCGGTGTTGCATGTGCAGGTAGTGCCGCTGATGGTGGAATTGGGCGGGCAGTAGTCCGGCTCTGGTACAAGGTATTCCTGACCAATGAGCGCGGCACTGCCGGGGTCCTTGCAGTAGTAGTGATTGGTCGCGATCTGGTCGGCTTGCTCCAGACCGCAGGCGCCACAGCGCCCGGGCTTTGTACCGTCAGGACCAGTGCAATACCAAACACTCTGGCCCGCGTTGATCACCGCTGATGCGGGACCGGTAAAGCCCAAGAACAGCGCAAGGGGGAGAGACAGCGCGATCAGGCGGAGAAGATTAGCCATGCGGCCCCCAGTGATGCGACGATGACGAGAAGGCCCATTTGTTTTCACCTTGAAGAAGCCCACCGCGTGGACTTTTGCAAGGCCCCTGCCGGCCGGTCAGGGAGCACATGCAGCTAGCGCTTAGCTGATAGCGCGGCGCACCCACTTGAAGGCCGCGACGGCCACCACGACCAGCAGCACAGCAGCACCGATCAGGCCGATAGGCGCGATGGTGTCGTTAATCTCGGAGACCACGCCGGTCACGTCGATGGCGGCGTGTGCGTTGCTGGCGAGGGCCAGGGCACCGACTGCGGCAGCAGTGGCAAAGCGACGGGTTTGTGCATTGATGCGGTTCATGTTTTCAGTCCTCATTGGGTTGGTTTCCATCGGAAGATTTAATGGTCTGGATGAGGACCCGGAAGGCCCACGCCACAGCCCATACCAGCAGGATGGCGCTGCTGATTACGGCCCCTTCCTGCGGGCTCAGATCGAGCACAGGGAGGGTGATTTCGTGTTGCACCGTGACCGTGCAGGCCGAGGCGCATTGAATGGTTTGCTCAGGCATTGCCGAGGGCTCGTGCACGCGCTTGGGCGATGCGTTGACGGCGGGCTGCGCGGGCGTGCAGGCGGTGGGCCAGCACGTGCATGGAGCCGACCAGCAGATGCCACAGGGCGGCACCGATGAAGCCTGCGCAGATGCCGAGAATGGCAAGTTGTTGGGCTACGTGGCCGAGGTTGATTTCAGGCATTTAGGGCCTTTCCATAAAGGTCATCAAGATCAACGACAGCGGGCCGGTGGAAAGGCTCCGCGTGATCCTCGATTAGCTGGACGCAGGTTTCCACGTCATCCAGCGTTGCAGCCTCAGACAGCAACATGACCCATTCGGGCTGTCCGTCCTCAACGTTGGGCGCGAGAAAGCAGCCCGTGGTGCGCGACTGGATGACGAGGCGCATGGTTAGGCTGCGGCTTTGGCTGTGGCTGCGGGACGGATGCCCAGGAGCGTCAGCTTGGTGGAGTTGTCAGCACCTGCCACCACATCGAATTCGCAATCGCACATCACGCCAGTGATGGGCCATTTGTTCTTGAGGTGTGCCCACTTCTGGAACTCGGACGAGTCGCCAAACTTGAATGGGCGCGTGACTACGCCGATGCTTTCCCCGCTGGAGCTTTGACCCATGTCCACCGAGAGGTGGAACGTGGTGGAGTCGAAGGCGCGGCCTTCATAGTCGCCCTTGCTGGACTTGATGCCGTGCAACACGGCTTGGCTTTGCATACGCATTTGATGTTTTCCTTTTGGCCGGGTTATGCGGCGAACGCAGCGGGGCCAGCGCTGGTGCCAGAGACTTTTTTGAACATGGCCTGATAGACGCGCTCGACTTCTTGCCGCTTGAACTTCGACAGACGGCCAGGAAGCTCTGCGCAGTTCTCGATGAAGCCCGCCAGGGTTTCGCGGTCCATGTAGAGGAAGGCCAGCGCAGCAGATTTGCCAGCGGTTGAGAAGAACCAACGGGCGTTGCGCGTGCACTCCGCCATCAAGGTTTCAAGGGGCAGGCGTGGCTCTGTTTTGATGGGCTCGGCGTGGGCCACTTCGCCGTGCTCGGAGAGCATCAGTGCGTGCCATTCGCTGGTGCCTGCGAAGAAGTTGGCGGGCCTGCGCAGCAGATCCACGGGCAACAGGCGCTTTTGATTTCCATAGCGCACTTCGATGCGTTGCCAGCCTGTGGCGTCCTGCTCGCCATAGAGCTGCACGCCCTTGTCGTACACGTTGGTTTGCTTGCCTGCGGCCTTGCTGCCGAAGTAGAAGGACCGGCCCACACCACCAGAGCGCCACGCGCCCACACAGTTGTGCTTTGGGCGGTGGCCCAGGTGATCCATCAGGCCCGCGTCGTAGTCGGAGCCGATGCGGTCCATGCCGCCAGAAATTCCCTCGAAGAAGTCCAAGGCCAGATCGCACCGCGTGACTACTGCGCGGTGTTCTTCCAGATAGTCGGCCATCTCGTAGTGCCAACCAGGGCGGGCAAACGTGCACGCTGCACCGTAGAGGTTGCAATGCAGCGTCTTGGCCTGGGCCGATTGGCGTGGGCTGTCACCGCTTGACAGGCACCCGACCCAGCCGCATTCAGAGCCTGCACGCATGATCGACCAGCGGTACCGGTAGAAGTCGTGGCCCTTCTTCAATTCCGGGTCCACCGTGAAGCCAGCACCGAGCAATTCACAGACGTTTTGCGCGAGCTCCAGCGCTTGCGTGGTGGCTGAGAAATCAGGGTCATCCAGGCCGCGAAGGATGCGGGCTAGATCGCTGCGGCGCCGGTCTTCTTCACTGATTTGATGCAGAGACTTTTCCCAATCCTGGGTTTCGTCGCGTGGGGGAAAAAGGGTGTCGACCGTGGGGACGGGGGCATGGCGCAGATTGAGGGTGAAGCGCAGCCAGTCGATATGAACAGGCGAGCCGGTAACGGTGCGCTCTTCGTGCAGACGCAGCAGAACCTCGTTGCCATCGAGGACGAGCGGGGTTGCGATGGTCAAGCTCTGCCCCCTTCGAAGTTGTCCCCGTGATTACCATCGGGGACGGCTGTTGCCGACGCTACGCACCCCCCAAAATTGATAGCAGAGGATTCAACAGCCGCCGCAGGCGCGCCCGCGCTTCGCTTGCCGGTCGCGCCCGCGTCGTCTTGCTTGGGCAGCGAGTCGAGGAAGGCAAGGACGTGTTGCCATTGGTGGGGGGCGCGGCCTATGAACATGGGCACCATGCCTGCGCCGGATTGGCCTTTGAAGTTCATCCGAACCTCCGCACGATCCAGTCCATTGCAGGGACCATCACGAGGTGAAAAACAACGAGCGCTAGCAGACTGCAGCCGACAATCCAGAACGTAAGAACAAGAGGAGTGCCAGCTATGCAAATTGACGCGTCATACGTGTTGTGGATCGGGGTAGGCGTCGTAGCCGTTGCAGGCGTAAGCACTGCAATCAAAGTCGTAAACAGCAAGAAGGAGAAGGCCGACCGAAAGGCAGAAAAAGACGCGATGCTGCGTGAGGGGCGAAACGCTGCGGAGGAAGCACGGCGCAATCGAAGGCGATGACTGGTGCACACCACCTGCCCGGCAGCGGCTGGAGCCGCCAAGCTGTCGCCGGGCCGTTTGGTGGCAGGGGGTGTGCAAACCGGTGCTGTGATCGACATGGCGGCTCCTGTGTAAGATGTCAAAAAGACATCGGTGTCATTTAGACACCAATCTTACACAGGAGTGGTGTCATATGAATACCAGTGAAGAATTGATTTCACTTATCGAAAAAGCCGCATCGATAGCTGGAAGTCAGCGCAAACTTGCAACCATGCTCGACATGGAGCATGCGAACTTGGCAAAAATTAAGAAGGGGGAGCGCCCAGCGAACTGGCGA